ATACAAATGTGGACGATATTCCAGAAGAATTTGATCACCTTATCAAATTTTTACCAACATTACCACCTGAACCACATACGCCAGAAGAACATGATCTTATTGATTCATTCATGCCTAAAATGAGAGAGATACAAAAAAGAGGAATAAAGGATAACGAATAATGGGTAAGTCCGTAGTTAGATTTGGAGATCCTGATGTACCACATTGTAGTGGTATGACTAGATTGGGTAAGTCATCAAATGTATTCGTAAATGGTAGAGGAGTTTCAAGACAAGGTGACCTTAATACTCCTCATGTTCTTCCAGCTGTACCAGTGTGTATTGGTCACTCAGCTGTTATTGCTGTAGGATCAACAAAGGTGTTTGCAAACGGCAAAGGTGTTGGAAGAACCGGCGATTCTTTAACATCATGCACGGCTTGTGGCGTTGGATCAACAAATGTCTTTGCTGGGTAATATCATTATAAATAGTATTAGGAGAGAAATATGGCAAGATATGACGCTGGCAGGTTGAGTAATAAAAGCACTAGAAGTGCTAGGATTTACAAGGATCTAAATCTAGATTTTCAACAAAATACAGCTACAAAAGATATACAAAAATTATTAGATGTAGAGTCTGTAAAAAGAAGCGTTAGAAATCTTATCAACTTAAATCACTACGAGAAACCTTTTCATCCAGAAGTAGGATCTAATTTAAGAGGTATGCTCTTTGAGAATATATCTCCTCAGATGACACACTTCATCGGTAAACAAGTAGAATTATTAATTAAAAATTATGAGCCAAGATGTAGATTGGTAGAGGTGAGAAATCAACCTGACTTAGATAGAAATGGATATTCGATATCTATAAGTTTCTATGTTCAGAATCATCCTACACCAGTAATCGTGGAATCATTTTTACAAAGGCTAAGATAATATGGCAAATAAATTAGATATATCACAATTGGACTTTGATGGTATCAAAGATAATCTAAAAACATTTTTAAAACAACAAGACGAGTTCACCGACTACGACTTTGAAGGTTCTGGAATGAACATCTTGTTAGATGTCCTTGCCTACAACACACACTATCTTGGCTACAATGCTAATATGTTAGCAAATGAGATGTTTCTTGACAGCGCTGACCAGAGAGCGAGTGTCGTATCATTAGCAAAACAAGTTGGTTATACTCCTAGAAGTGCTAGTTCTTCACAAGCGACTATCGATGTATTAGTAAACAACGGCTCAGGTTCTTCTATAACAATGGCGAGAGGAACAAAATTCACAACAACGGTAGATGGCACAAGTTATTCTTTTGTCAACAACGCTGATGTAAGTATTTCACCAGTAGATGGTGTTTACAAATTTTCTAACCTAGATATATTCGAAGGCACATATTTAAATTTTAAATACACAGCAAATACCTCTGATAAGGATCAAAGATTTATTATACCAAATGACAATGTGGATACGACAACACTTACAGTCAAGGTTCAAAACTCCAGTTCAGATTCTACGACAAACACATATAAACTAGCAAGTGGTATAACAGGATTAGATTCTACTTCAGAGGTCTATTTCTTAAATGAAGTAGAGAACAATAGATTTGAGGTTTACTTTGGTGATGGTGTTCTAGGAAAAGCAATCGCTGATGGTAACATCGTTATACTGGATTACATAACTTGTAATCGTGATGAGCCAAATGGCGCTACAACTTTCACACTATCAGGTAATGTTGGTGGTTTTACAAATGTCACAATCACGACTCTTGACAATGCTGCAAATGGTGATGGACCTGAATCAATAGAGTCAATCAAGTTCAATGCGCCTAGAGATTTCACATCACAGGATAGAGCTGTGACAGCAGACGATTACAAAGTTCTTGTAAAAAGTTTATATGCAAATGCTCAATCAGTTCAAGTCTATGGTGGTGAAGACGCTGCAACTCCTGACTACGGTAAAGTTTATATCTCTATCAAAGCAAAATCAGGAACTAACCTAACACAATTGACTAAAGAAAGTTTAGTCAAGAGTTTAAAATCATTTGCTGTCGCTTCGGTGACGCCTGTGATTATTGATCCAGAGACAACTTTCATAACACTAACAACAACATTTAAATTTGATTCTAGTCTAACAACAAAAGACGTATCAACACTTCAAACAGATGTGAGAAATGCTATCACAGCTTACAACACAAACACTTTAGAAAGTTTTACAGGTATGTTTAGATATTCAGAGGCACTAAAAAGAATAGACGCTGCTGACACTTCTATTTTATCCAATATCACAAAAGTTAAGATGTATAAGTTCATAACTCCTACATTAAATTCTTCTTTAAAATATACACTATCTTTTAACAACGCATTTTTTAATCCACACTCTGGTCATAATGCAAGTGCTGGTGGTATTGTTTCCTCAACAGGATTTAAAATTAATAATGATAGTTCAACCAACGAACATTTTTTAGACGATGATGGTGCAGGTAATATTAGAGTTTATTATTTAAGTGGTACAACTAGAATATACACAAGTTCATCTTTTGGTACAATTAATTATTCGACTGGTGAAATAATTTTAACATCTGCTAACATCACAAGTATTTCAAATATTGATGGTGCAGCTAGTACAAAAGTAAGAATCACGGTCACACCTGATTCAAATGATATTGTGCCTGTGAGAAATCAGGTATTATCTATCGATACGGCTAACTCATCATTTATTGGTGATGTAGATAAAATCGAAAGTGGTAGTTCACAAGCGGGTACAGGATATACTACTACCAGCAGTTATTAGGTGGTGAGTAATGTCAGATAAAAAGAAAACAAATAAGAAAAAAATATCCACGCTTGTAAAACAACAGGTACCTGAGTTCGTATTAAGCGAACATCCTAAATTTACAGAGTTTCTTACCTCATACTTCCTGTTTATGGAATCTGCTGAGATAACTTTAGAAACATTTACAGCAATAGATCACATACTTTTAGAATCTGAGTCTGCAACAGATAGTTTTGTTTTGATGGATAGAACAAATGCTTTTGGCTTGGATGCAGGTGATAAAGTTGTTGACGAACAAAATACTTTTGCTGGTTCTTTCAGAAAAGGTGAGGTAATTACAGGTTCAACATCTGGTGCAACCTCGACAGTTCTAGCAGAGGACCTAGTATCTAATTCAAGATTATTCATATCAGCAAATAATGGTTTTATAACAGGCGAAACTGTCACTGGTGGCACTTCAGGTGCGACAGCATTGGTAAAAAAATATCGTGCTAATCCAGTAGAGAACATCCAACAGTTATTAAACTATTCTGATCCAGACCATACTATAAGCGATTTCTTAACACAAATGAAAGAGACTTTTCTTAATAGTATTCCTACGGATACAGACGACTCACTTAGCACAAGAAAATTAATTAAGAATATTAAATCATTATACAGAGCAAAAGGTACAGCAAAAGCACATCAAGCTTTCTTTAGAATACTATTTAACCAACCATCAGAGGTATACACACCAGCTGATGACATGTTAAGGGTATCAGATGGTTCTTGGGACGTAAGGACATTTATTCGTTGTACACAAACAGCATTACAATCCGTTAATGATCCTATCTTCTTAACAGGTCAAGTCATAACTCAAGCAAACGATCCTTCTTCAACAACAGTAAATGAAGCAACTGCTGTCGTAGAAAACGTATTGAAGTTTCAAGAAGGTAGTACAGAGATAATTGAGATAGTAATTAATAATGAAACAGTTAGTGGTACTTTTGTCAATGGTGCAACTATCACTGGCACAAGTAATGTTGATGAAGATACCATAATAGGTGTTGTGGCATCTCAGGCAGTATCAACAACAACAATCACTAACGATGGTAGCACATTAACAGTAGGTGATGAAGCAACTATATCGGGTGGTGCAGGGTCTGGCGCTAGAATACAGGTACAAGATATTTCTGGTTCAGGTGTTGATGAGGTTATTGTTAATGCTGCTGGACAAAACTATCTAGAGGGTGATACACTATCATTTAGTTCAGGAACTGCTGAAGCAAAAGTTGCTGTTGTGGGTGGTGGATTTGCACCTGAAGCAGGTAGTTTAGATATTCATGTTGAGTTAGAGTCTGGCACTATATCAGGTTCTGGTTCTGGTGATCTGTTATTAGAGGATGCTGTAGATAATAATCGTGGTGGTAAATTTTTAGATTCTGCAACACCAATAGTAGACCTGAGAGTTAGAACAGCATTAGAAAATGAGAGTGGTGGTATACTATCAGAATCGTCAAGTGGATCAGACAGTATCTATATTGTAAATCAGAATAGTGAGCCTGATAGACCATACAATATTGAAGCGACAGACCATATCGTATTAGAGGAAGAAACTGCTAGAGAAGGAATAATTGGTAATAAGATTGTTCAACAAAATGCAACAGGCACTGGTGACATAACGGATATAAGGATGATCGCAAGTGGTGGTGGATACACATCATTACCTACTGCAACAGTTGACGGTGTAAGATTTATAGGTTTAGAAACATCCACAGATTTAAATACATCTGATTTTAGCAGAATAGAATTAGAAACAGGTGGTAGAATTGTTAATGAGTCCTCTTTCTCTGTTTTAAATGTGACTGGTGGAACTGTAATACCTTTTGGTGCTGAAATTGGTAGAGCAACTTCATTAAGTATTATTGAACATGGTATTAATTTTACATCAGCACCTACACTTGCATTTCCTAAATATGCTGTTCTTAAAACAGTATCAGGTACAATATCTGCTGATGAAACATTTACATCAAATATATCTGGTGCAACAGGTTCGATAGTTGATTTCACAGCGCCTCTTTTAAAATACACAGCAACACAAAGCGAATTAGAAGTTGGTGATACAATTACGACATCTGGCAGTCAAACTGCTGTTGTTGTAAAAGCAGATACGTTGACTGCTACTGCTACGATAGGTGCTAAGGTTACGACATCAGGCTCTTTTATAAATCAAGATGGACATATATCTGAGGGTTCTAAAAAGATTCAAGACAGTTTATATTATCAGGATTATTCTTATGTAATCAGAGTATCAGAATCAATTAATAAATGGCGAGACGCAATTAAGAGTGCGGTTCACCCATCTGGTTTCTATGTGACTGGAGAGGTAAATATTGCTTCGAGAATAGACGCTCAAGTTAAACGACCAGTTGGTGCTACATTGGCTGCAGGATTATTCTCTGGCACAGCTGATAGTCCAATCTATATGAGATT